GCCACATGGTTTTTAGGTTCGAAGAGTTTCATATGCGGGCGTCTTGCTTCAGGGAATAGCCAAGATATTGGGCAGTTCAACTGAGCCATATGATACGTTATGCGACTTCAAGAAACCAAACGGGAACATTCGAAGTATTCGAAAGTAGCCGGGAGTACTCTTGAGCTGGGGAATCGGCGCACCACTCGCTTTCAGTATTCGGTGGCGCTTAAGTACTAAGTTTGCTAAACCGACCAAGAATAAATAAACGATTTCTCTTTACTATTAAGTGCCGTTTCTGATGGAGATGGCGGTTTGAATAGTATTACTTGAACTGAGAAAAGACTATTCACGATGACCAACGGTTCTTCGGGTGCGAAACAGGGCCTAACAAGGGGGCAGAATTTCTTGAGTTTGTCCTGTGACGGGAAACAAGGTAACTATTTGAGAAAAGCGGCAGAGAATCTCTCGTTAACTTAGTGGCACGAAGGGCAAGACGGTTCTGGATGTAATGCTGGGGCAGATGGCGAAGCGTGAAACTCAAGACTTAAGGTCTCTTTTGAGTTCGATACGTCGCTATCGATCTGAACAGAAACTTTAGGCGCCTCATACATACCTCCCCGCGCCCCTTCAAACTGGCAATTCCATGCTGATAGACTTTGCCCAAATTTTAGTCCTTGGATAAGCGTGATGTTGTCAATCTGGCGCAGTTTTTCGAGCCCGCCACAACCAATTTTGTAGAGTAAGCCAGCGGTTAGCCAATCTCCACAGCCTGCGGTATCGACAATTCGACTCGCAGCAGCTGCTGGGAGTTCTCGCCAGCCTCGCGACTTCGCGTCAGGAAGGATGGACCGGTATCGCAAACCTTTCTGTCCCAAAGTATGAATCTCAAGAAGGCCGGGACGCTTTGTTCCCTCATTCAACGGAAGATTGGCAAGCCGCTGGTCTGAGTATTTTATTATATGAGCTAACCCCAACGCCTCTTGGAACAGTTTTATATCACCTTTGGCAGATGGTTCGAATACGACTATCGCTCCACGTTTGGCGCTTTCTTCCGCAAGAATCAGTGCTCCTCTTGATGCTCGATCAAAGAAAAACACGTCGGGAGATGGCATGTCCTGGGAAACACGCTGAGCTGACCCGACTGTTACGGCCTTATAGGAGGGAAGCCACGCATCACATTTTGGGCAGCGCCAGGAAAAAGTATGCTTTGAAACTCCATTTTTCTGGACACGGATATGTTGAGCGATAATCGGCGTTCCGGCAGATGGAGTTTCGAAAGCGTAATCGAGTCGAGTGCCCCAGTGGCTTAGGTCTTCTCTAACGCGCAATGATCCGGCGTCACCATTTAATCTAGCAACGGGATATGACTGCCAATCCAGGGCACTCAAAATAGCCAAGACGTTTCCGCACGTTCCCCCCGTCCAATCTTTAATCGGATTACTTTTATCGCCACTAACGATAAGATCCAGTGCGATCAATCCGGTTCCGACAATAACTGGCTGCGAAGGAATGGGGTTCATCTCACAATTCTCATATCATCATTGTCTTGGCGGATATGCATCGCCCTCCAACCAGACATGGACAAAATGCGGCTCAGTTTCCGAAAATTGGTCTGCAGCCGATTCGTCAATACTGTACCCTATGGACTCTACATACACTACCGGAAGATTGCGGTCTAAAGCGGCCATTAATGCTCCGATAGATAGTAGCCTACTCCCCATCGGAGACAATATCTGAATGGAGCCGCCAACTCTTTCGAATATCCGGGAACGCTGATCATCAACTTTTATCAAGGTTCGATAAAGATCGAGAGGGTTCGATTCGTCTGCGAGTATCAAATCCTTACCACCAATATCCCAATCACCTAAAAATTCATCCAAATAGCACTCTGCAAGTTCATCGCTTTCGCGCGGGTTTGACGACGGGAACGGTAAAATCGGACAAATGTCATCAGGTCTAACCCAATCGTGTTGCCGCAATCTTTCCATGACTTGATTCTTTCCTCGGGCCAATTGCGGCAACCACAATCGCGCCAAAGTTGGGGAGGCGGTTAACCTCGCCTGCCCATCAAATCCCAGAACATGAGCAACTCGGTCACTCGCTTCTGCTTTGATATTCATTTCAATGTGTCGGCTGACTGTGACCATAAGATGGAGATTTCTAGAGCGCTCCTTTAGCGCCCACTCTTCACGTAGGAATTTAACGAGAGGGAAGCTGACGCCAATTGACAGAGCACTCAAATCTACGACAATGTCGGAGTACGACGCGAAGTCGAACTTGCCCAGTTCCCGTATAATACTTCGTCCTCCAACGGGTGCCCCGTCTTCGGAGAATATATTCAGCCGGATTGTTTTATATTCTGAAACGATTGAACGAAGGTGATCATGGTTAGCATTAGCACGATTTAACAATTCTTCGACGGGATTTGGTCGTTCTTCTCGAATAAAGGCACCATGCAAGTTATCCCTTAGGGTGTTTTGTAACAATTCAGATATTTTGTAGGATCGAGGGTCAAATCCTGCGCCACAGATAACTAAGCAAAGCCGCTCGTGGCTTGAAAAATATTGATCGACAAACCTAGACACCTTTTCGGTATCCAGGTGGTACACGCAGGGGTCCCAACTTGCCCTGGGCATTTTCTATTCCCCTCGTCCGACAAGTCGTAATAAATCGTCAACACTGCGTTCGAAAAAATTCCCCCTTGAGAATGTCAGGCCATAAGCGAGCCCAGCGATGCCTCCAAGTTCGACTAGACACCATTTTTCGTGTTTGACAGGGTAATTAGAGACCAACGAAATAGCATTATAGGCGACGCCAAACTTCAGAATGGAAGCAAGTTCCGGATGCTCGTCCGCAATGGCATCGAACTTAGCCTGCGGAATTCCATAAGCGTTATACCCGTCCGCCAGCTTTGCGGTTGGGGAAAGGGTGCCCTCGACGCACTCATCAGCTATTCCCTTCACTAACATTCGTACCCATCGACTTTCCGGAAAACTCCATCCGTCAATAATCTTTCTTGCTTGCTTCCGAAGAATTTCGTTCTGGATTGTCGCGTCAAGTTGAGCGTTATAACCTTTTATCAAGCGAGTTTCGGCGAGCGAAACAAGGGGGCTGGCCAAACGAAGAAATAGCTCTGCATTTTGGGAACTTCCATCTGAAAGAGCATCAATTCCGTAAAACTTTGGCCGCCCAAATTCATGTAACAAATGGAACCTAGCCCCATCAACAATATCCGCCTTAATTTTGATTGCTCGGTTAGGTTCTCCCTCCAAGGGGCCGTCGAAAAAATCCTTTTGCTTTACGCGATCCGCATACCGATACAACAAGATTCGCAACAACGATAATCGAACGTCCTCACCAGAGTCATTGTTTCGCGAACTTCGGAAATATTCGTCAATCTCATCCCAGAACAGATCTCGGCGTTCTTTCGAGATGTTCAGCTTTATTCTCAGCTTCTCAACATCGGAGCGTAATCCGTCCAATCTCGATGCAGATAACAACGGGGGTTCTTCGGTGAGAATGTCCCGTAAGTGGTGAATGTTCCGACGGTTAAAAGTTTCGTATTGCGATAACTTCCGGTCCGCCATGCTTCGAGCCATTTTTTTGAATTGACTCTTCTGTTCCTTTCGACCGCCACCTTGCATTCGGATTATTGTGATTTCTCGTTGCGTATCGACGAGATTGAGAGGTGCATCTTCCCCAGAGTCGGATGAAGCTGATACCAAGTCTTTAAAGGCTTCGTTGTCATGTCTAGTCATGACCCATCGGCCGACACGCATCTCCCTGCGAGTGAGCCAAGCTTCCAAATCTTTGATCTGCTCGGCGTGGAGCGTATGGGCGTCGTCCAATATAGCAAGAGGAGTTAAGCTGATTGGATTCGAAGTGCGTCCATCTGGGTTTCGGACCACAATTTTATCGATGACTTCAAAAGGCCAGTATGCGCCTGTTGCGTGCTCACCGATCTCGTTGACGTTGGGAGGTACGAGCCGCGCACCTACATCATAAACATCGCGCTCTACATTGACTGCGGTGTTCCAAACTGCAGTGCATTTATGCCCGCCAATATTTAGGAATGCCGCTTCGACACCATTGCGAGGGATGATTTCAATGGCATCGAGATCTATATCGTACGCTTCACGAATAGAACGAATCCACGAAATGACAGCCCGCGCTTGAATTAGGGCTTTCACCAGACCTTGTCGTAACGAAAATTCATACGGCAATTCCCAGTAGTCACGATACTCTGACTCCATTGGCAGCCGGCATGAAACGACCGATGGTTTGCCGTCAGTCACAAGCCCGCACTCCGACATTGCTTGAATGATTGGTTTGTACGAATCGTGCTCCGGGTCGCGACAAACCAAGTGCATCTTTGCAAACTCTATAAGCATAGCAATAGTTGTTTTGCCGCTACCGGGCGTTCCCAAGACCTTGACTAACCGGTCATACAGTCGGCCTTCATTTGCATAGCGATTAAAGAACGAGAACAACGGATCAGGGGTCACTGCTTCTAAAAAGGCATTGTCATCCCTCAAATATTCAGTCGCACGCTTCTCAAATGGATTGGCCAATTAAACTCTCCGACTCAGGGTCACGAATGCCGTTGTTTGCGCAGAAATAATGGCCGCATCATGTGCCGACTGTTACTTCCTGAATCTTGCGATTCAGCCCACAACAAAGGGACCGTGTTATTAGGAGTGTTGTGCTCAAGGACCAAGGGCAGGGCGCAATCTCCATAACCATTTCGAATATCGCGCGAACCTCCCGCAACGTTATGGTCAGTCTCTATCGCAGGGTCGTAATACTGATCTGAATTAACAAGTTGATTAAAGGGGGCGTCGCTATGCGATGCGATTGGCATGTCTTCGGGGAGGACATGGCCGTATTGAAACCCAACGCGGTCGTGCCAAACGCCCTTCTTCTCAGTATTTATCGCGGTTCTATAGCGCTTCTCAACATTTTTCGACGCTCGTGCAGCTTGGTGCGTTGCCAAATAGTGATACACGATGAGGCGCCAGCCGTCTTCAACAATGGGTTCGCCAATGGCTTCTTCCGCCTTAGTGAGTGCTGTGAAGAATTTGTGCAATTTTCCTTTCCAAACCCTTTTACCTGCCTCTCTATCTAATCGAATAAGCGACGTTCCAGAGCCGACAAAATCGTCTACTAGGACAATTGTTGAAAACCTCGACTTCCCGTCAGATTCGAGACCTTCCTTCCGCAGCTCTTTTAATAGGTCTTCCCACTTGGCCGCCTCCAGTTGGGTAGTAACGGCCACTTGTTCGTTCGAAATTCTTCCGACATTAGCGCGACGGAATTCGTCCAATCTCGCGCCGTCGCTTAATCCCAGGAACAAGATTTTTCTGCGTAATTTCATAAATTCCTTTTCTGCTTCAGGAATGGTCCAAACTGAGTAATCCGGGATGCTGAGCGTTCGTGCAACGGTTTCCACTAGATACGGTTGAATAATTTCAGGATAGAAATTCTCAACTAGGCGCTGAAATTCCGGTGCGCCGACGTAGATAAGTTTACGGCGTACGAACTCGTAGGCGGCGGCTCGGTCTGTCGGATCGAATTGCTGCAACCAGTTGACTAAACTCTCAGTGAATCGAATGCCTGCGTGGAACCCTTGATAGCCATCATATTTCAGAGATGACATGAGCGTAAGCCATCGGAACTCTTCCGACGCTTTTGTATCGTCGTTCCAAAACATTATTTCGTTGAGAATTTTCAGTGCGAGTTTTCGGTTCATATCAGGGGATCATACTCCTTTAAGCCTGAAGAACCGAGCCTCGCCCGTGCCATAAAAGACTTCCAGCTTTCTCAAGTAAAACAGAGTTGCTTGTGGTCCGCGCACACCGGGGGGTGCCAAATTCCAACAAGATGAACTTGCCGGCGACACTTCATCGACGCTAAGCGAGAAATCGGTAGATAGTAGTTCGAAGTCATTGCCTGGCCATCTTCCTCGATCGCCTAATGTCAGAATTTCGCCGGACCGCTGTATTGTATTGTACAGGTGTTTCACTAAATTGAGCTTTGATGTTGACTTGTGAACTATGTCGACTGAATGACCTGAACGCAAAAATACAATATCCTCTCGGCCCTCCTCTAGGATCGCTTGCTCAGCAATCTCCATGGCCTTTTCTGTTGCAATTCTTGGGCCCGGGTCTATCGATATCTGATCCTTCCCAACTCGGACACGCGCGAAAATGCCTACCTCGTTCAAGGCATTCAGTCGCTCATAAACACGTTCTAGTTCGGGGCGTGGGGATTTTGATGGATTAGGAAAAGCATCGTCATCTAAACGGCCAATTTGAGCGCAATTATAATAGCCTATCCAAATATTTTCCCACCATTTTTTGTCTAAACATGTTCTGAGATCAGCGCGAACGGAGTCCCCTCGACCAGTCGCAATACCTAAGATTATTCCGCCTTCTAAAAGGTGGGTTAGCTCCTTCACAATCTCTGGGGTCGGTGGTTTAGTCTTGTAGCGCGTGTCGACCAAGGTGCCGTCGTAGTCGGAAACTAGATATGAATATCTGGCGCGTTTTAGCCGCGACCGAAACGCTTTGAGTTCGGCAAAACTCTCATTTCTCGAACGGTTATCGTGCTCCCCAATGCATTTTGCAGCGCATTTCCGTTCTATCGCAGCGCCATCTCTTGTTTGCCTCGTAACGTGATTTGTAGGCGTGCGGAGACGATAAAGCTTGCGACCGAACAATGGCACGCCAGGACCCCCGGGATTGATGTTCTTTGCTTGCCCCATCCAGTCCGCAATGTTCATCGAAATTATCAAGCTGCATATAGCGACAGTGAATCCCGTTCCATCTATTTCAATTGGTAAGCGTGGAATATCTGATGGAAGTAAGTTGAGAGTCTGCTTAGCCAGTTCCGTTTCACCGGAGTCGTAGAATGCTATGACTGCGGACGTGTTGCCTTGTTTTGCCAGCCAGTGATGTCGTCCGTGAGCGAAATTCCGAAAATCAGCTATTTGCACGGACCCCAGTGCGGCCTCCGTAAACCTTGATTCAAAATCAATTGCCGCCGATTGAGTGCTATTTCCATGAAGGACAACAAAAGTCTCTTTTTTGTCTAATTTGGCGAAGGATTTTTTAAGTGAAGAAAGTTTTGAATCTGCCCTCATCAATACTTCCGCTAAGGAATTCGGAAGGAATTCACCGCTGCCATCTAGCTCCAAGTAAGCTCGGGCGATTAACACATAGAAGCAAAGAAGGGAGTTGGTTGCCAGAAAACCATCTCTTGAAACAATGGGGTCAAAAACCAAATTTTCGACCCACTGATGTTTTTTGGCGATACGGGAAAGCGGGCTAGCACGGTCAAAGCATAAAAATGACAGCTGTCGAGGCTCATTTATAACAGAGTGTCGAAACGCTCTTTGAATATCGATATTCCTCCCGCCGGCGCTAAACATCCATATAGCGGCGTTCCCGTCACTTGGAAAAATCGTGGGTAGTTCCAGTGGCGTGATGGCGCGAGAAAGTTTTGAAAAACGTCGTGTATGTGCATTTGCCGTTTCAAGTGCAACTGATAATGACCCGCCAGAACCGATAGCAATCACGGGCAAATCAACGCTTGCCTCAAGTGCTCTCTTGATCGACGAAACGTCCTGTTGGATAGCCCATTTATAGGTTGATGCCAGTTCATTGAGTTCAATGTTGTATTGTCGACCCATGCAACTTTCCTTCCGCTTTGTATCTCAATGAAACTGTAAACAGAATCCCAGGACATATTCGGTCATGCTGACCTGCGCTCCCTGTTTGTCTTATTTCAGAAGTTAGCTCTGTTTATGTTTTGGTACTACTTGGACAGCTTTGCAAATTCCTAATGGTTGAGCCCGTCCAAACTCGACTGTTGCTCTTCTCTAATTTTTCACATTTCACTTTATATTAAGGCACATTCGATTAGTGTCGTACCCGGAGCCGCCACGCACGGCTCTGGGGTGTCGTAACCCCGCGCAGACCGGCCTTCTGGGCCGTATAAACCTTGACCTCTGCGGTCGGGGAGCCTGTGACGTATGTCCAGGACCCCGGTCTAAAGGTCACGGGAGCCGCGTCTGCGCGGCTTACGAACTCCCCGATCACCAGGTCAAAGAAGCTACTCTTGCAGCGGGCGCGCTGCGAGCTCTGGCCTCCATGACGCGGGGACGTCTTATGGAGAACCTATTTGCGGCAGAATGTCCACCGACACCCGCTATGGGTGGAACTCGTTCCATCGCCATCGGTTTGATTGTTCTATCGGTTGGGTTGACGACGCCGTCCTTTGCAACGGCCCAGTCACTTTCTATCAACGAGTGGCTGCAGGCTGAACGACATAATCCGAACCTGCAACGTTCGCTTCACGCTTACGATGAAGCTCGAGCGGGGCTGGTAATGCAAAGTTCGCCGGTCTCAGGCGTTGGTGGCGTCCTTCCTCGGCATTCGTATTCATCAGATAGTCGTTCTGCTACGGAAATCGCTGTCTCTCAATCACCAACCTTCGATGAACGTCGGATACGCGCCTATGCCGACGGTGCCGATGCCAGACTGTCGGGTGTCTATATATCCGGCCATCTCGGCAATGCCTTCGTTATGGCGTCCGATTATGAGGCGGACGTCGCAACGCTTACGCCGTCCTTCGATCTGCTCGGTATATATGGATCTGGTGCCGTTGGTGTTGATTTCGGTTCTGGGCTCAGTCTGGAGACCGCGCTATCGTATCAATCGGCCGACGTGGATAAGCTGACCCTGACCGGCACCGGCGCGTTCTCTGGCATCAGCTTAAATGCGGAGGATGTTAAGGGAAGCGTCTCGGCCCTTTCACTGATGGCGAACGGCATCTATGCGTTCGCCGACCGCCGAGGCCTATCGCCCTATGTCATGGGCGGGGTGGGCGTGTCACGAATTTCGCTGAACGGTTTGGATGAAGCCGGCGGGAACGATCCTACCGACGATGCCGCGCTTACCTTTGCGTGGCAGGCGGGGGCAGGGGTTACGGTGCCGTTAACGTCGAATACGTCTTTCGACCTTGGTTATCGATACTTCGACGCACTTGTGGCCGATATGGATGACGAAGGTGTTCCGTTCACTGCCGGCTTCAGCAGTCACACCATTCTTATCGGTCTCAAACACCGATTGTGATCATTTACCAGGTGAGAGGAAGAACCGATGGCGCTTGAAGCATGCCCGGCCTGTAACAAGGACATATCCATTAAAGCCCGAAATTGTCCCAACTGCGGCGAACCTTTAAAGGCCAACTGGGGCAGGGAGATCGCACGCCGACGACATGGGGGGCGGCCCACGAAATTCCAATCCCTGCTTGTCGCCGTGATGCTCGGCACCCTGGTGCCGGGAAGTATCCTGTACGGATTTACATACTTCTCTACAGACGAGGGCTCTGAAAGACCCACGGCACAGATGGCCATCCCGCCTAGAGAGCTCACGCCAGAAGAAAAACAGGCAAAGGCTAAAAAAGCCGCCAAGGAACGAGAACAAGCGGCGAAACTTCAAGCCGACGAGCGGGCGAGAGCAGAGCATAAAGAACGAAAAGCGTATCTGGTCCGCGTCCGCCGCGAAATGAATAGCTTCGAGACTTTCGATGTCAGCAAATTCACCGGCACAAACTTCGGCTTCCTCGCCGTCAATACGGCGTTCCAGGTCTGGGCAAGCATGGTGGAAGAAGCGAAGGGGTTCTCCCTGGGGCCCGAGGGTAAAGCACTCGTCGAGCAGTTCCGCGAAGGTGCGATTGAGGTGCAGAAACGGGCACTCCCTGAAATTCGGGATGCCTATGGGCCACACATGCGGGAACTCCTCTGGGAGAAGAATCTTACCGCAAAGACGTTCGGAGATGGTTTCCAGACCATCGAATTTGTAGGCGGTGTATTCGCCGCCAATCGCAATATGAAAGTCTTCAACGATGAGTTATGGGAAACCTTCCGTATTCTCCGCTTCAAACAAGTCCGATATAAGTGGTTCAAGGAGGCGACAGAGTATACCTATTTTGACATCGACGGACCCGATGATGGAGATCTTGTTGTATGGGGCGACGGCACGTTTCGAATATTAAAATGATGATTTGCTCTGAGATTTCGATATTCGAATACCCTGTAAATTCCCTGATACGAACACAAAATGCCCGATTTCCCTAAGTTTCCATAACAATATGTTGCGTTTTCTAGCAAAATTAGGCTATATGTCGCGCGTTAGCGTTTCCTAGCCATCAAGGAGGAAGGCCAGAGACGCAGCAGGGTAACCTGCTGTTGATCGGTACTTCCTCTCCCGTTCATCAGCAGGATGTTGAAGCTGATGGAAGGGTTAAAAGATGGATTTTGAACAGAACGACGCACCGAACGCTCCCGACAAATCCCATAACCAAACCTCCTTAGTCGATGTCCCCGTCATCGCTGGGGTGGAGTACGTCGATATCGAGATATTGAAGGGATATCACCGTCACGCGCGAACGCATCCGAAGAAACAGCAAAAAGCCGCAGAACGGATCTTCCGTGAGATAGGTTTCAGAATCCCCATGCTGGCCGAGATGGACGGCACGATCATCTCTGGCCACCTGCGTGTCTTGATCGCAAAAAAGATCGGCTACACCAAAATCCCCGTAATTTGGGTGCGGGATCTGTCGCCGGCGCAAATCCGAGCCTTCCGTCTCGCCGACAACCGTCTGGCCGATCTGGGCGAATGGGACCAGGATACCCTGGCCCTCGAACTGCAGGATCTGATCGAGCTCGATTATGATCTCGACATTACCGGGTTCGAGCCCCCTGAGGTCGATGTCATCATCGATGGCGCATTGGGCGGCGGCGCGGATGCCGCGGCCAACGACATCCCGAAGCCGGACAAAACCATTGTCTCCAAGCTGGGCGATACGTGGTTGTTGGATGAACACCGGGTGGTCTGCGGCGATGCCCGGGACAGTGCTTCATACGACGCCTTGATGCAGGGGCGCAGGGCGCAGTTAACGGTTACCGACGCCCCCTACGGGATCCCCATTGCCGGAAACGTCAGCGGCCTCGGCAAAATCAAGCACGACGACTTCGTCATGGGTGCCGGCGAGATGTCCGAAGCCGAACTTGAGGCCTTCTTTCACGAGACGGCCGCGTGCGCGGTGCGACATGCCGAAGACGGGTCTCTGGGGTACTGGTTTATCGACTGGCGCAACCTGCACATCCTGGAGCGTGTCCTTCGTCGACTCTATGCCCGGCATATGAATACCTGTGTGTGGGCCAAGACCAATGCTGGCATGGGCTCGTTTTATCGTTCTCAGCATGAATTTGTGTTGGTGTTCAAGAACGGCACGAGGCCGCACGTCAACAATATCCAATTAGGAAAGTATGGTCGCAGTCGCAGCAATGTGTGGACCTACGCCGGATGCAATACACCGAGCAAAGACCGTCGCGCGGACCTCGCCCTGCACCCCACCGTAAAGCCCGCCGAGATGATCGCCGATGCGATCAAGGACAGCTCGAAACGGGGAGGGCTCATCCTCGACCCGTTCCTGGGCTCTGGTACGACGGTCATTGCCTGTGAGATGACGGGACGTATCTGTGCCGGCCTGGAACTCGACCCAAAATATGTCGACGTCATCGTTCGCCGCTGGGAAGCCTTTACCGGCGGTGCCGCTGTGCATTCCGAGACCGGACTGACCTTCACTGAGATGTGGGAAATCCGCTCGGGCCGGCAGTTGCTCTTGCCGCCGCCGGCTGCGGCGGGGGATGTGTGAGATGGCCAAAGCGAACTACGACATCGGCTACGGGAAGCCGCCGGAGTCCGGGAAGTTCAAACCGGGCCAAAGCGGAAACCCGAAAGGCCGCCCCAAGGGCACCAAGAACCTCAAGGCCGAACTCGAGGAGGAGCTTCTCGAGAAGATCCCGATCAAGGAGCAGGGCAAGGTCCTCAAGGTCTCCAAGCAGCGGGCCATTCTGAAAGCCCTGACAGCACGCGCCATGCAGGGCGACCCCAAAGCCGCGACCGTCATCGTCAACCTGGTCTACCGACTCTTGGATGTCGATGCGCGGCCGGATGAGGTCGAAGACTTGACCGCAGCGGATAAGGCGATCCTGGCGCATTTCGAGAAGAAAGTCTTAGCCAAAGCCGGCAAGAAGGAGAAGAGCAATGGATAACGAGCATGGCGAAATCATCACGATGGTCAGGGACGACCTGAAGGCCTTCCTGATCAAGGCCTTCGAGATATTGAACCAGGGGCAAACGCTCAGAGACAACTGGCACATCGATGCCATCTGCCATAAGTTGGAATTGTGTTATCTCGGCAGAACGAAGCGGCTGATCATTACCTTGCCGCCCCGGCATCTCAAATCCTTCTGTTCGTCGATTGCCTTCATTCTCTGGTTCCTGGGCAAGCGTCCGCATGCGCACATCATCTGTGCGAGTTACTCGGAGGATCTGGCGATCAGCTTTGCCAACGAGCGGCGCAAGCTGATGCAGACGCAATGGTACAAGAAAGTGTTTCCGAAAGTTAGGGTAGGCAAAACCAAGAACACCGAGACGGAGACGGTGATCACCGCAGGCGGGCGGATATTCTCCACATCCGTTGGCGGCACCCTGACCGGTAAGGGCGGGAACCTCATCGTCATCGACGACCCCATTAAGACCGACGAGACCATGTCCGATGCGGAACGCAATCGGGTCAACCACTGGTTCCGAAACACGGTTTACACCCGTCTCAATGATCCGAAGGACGATATCATCGTCATCGTCATGCAGCGTGTTCACATGGATGACTTGGTCGGACACGTCATGGATTTGGATGACTGGACCGTTCTCGACCTCCCCGCCATTGCCCAGGAAGATCAGAAGATCGAGATCGATGATGGTGTGTTCCACCACCGGAAGGAAGGAGATATTCTCCACCCGGAGCAATTCGGCCTGGAGGAGCTGGAAAAGCGTAAGGAGGTTCTCCGTAGCGCAGGTTTTTCGGCGCAATACCTGCAGCGCCCGGTCCCGCCGGGCGGGTTCATCTTCCTGCGGAAATGGTTTCGCAGCTTCGATTTGGATCAAGTCCGCAATCGGGTCCAGCATGTTTGGCAGAGCTGGGACACCGCCAGTCAGGTCAATGACGGGAACAGCTATTCCGTTTGTCTCACGTTCGGCCTGATCGAAGCCCGTGTGTATTTGCTGCATGTGTATCGCGATCGTCTGGAATACCCGGCTCTCAAGGCCAAAGTCGTCAAGCATGCGCAACACTGGGATGCCGAAAGAGTGTTGGTGGAAAAGGCCTCGACGGGGCTTTCGATTCTTCAGGATATCGATGGCAGAGTGCACTTCAGCCCGATCCCGATCCGCCCCCAGGGCGATAAGGTTACGCGCGCGGAGCAAGCGTCCGCCATAGTCGAGGCAGGTCGCGTCTTTCTGCCCAATGATGCGCCCTGGCTTGCGGACTTCCTGCACGAAGTTCTGGCATTCCCCGGCGGTAAGTATAACGACCAGGTCGATGCCCTGAGCCAGTTCCTCTGGTATCTGGATCACGGGCCCAGGCCGGCGGTCGTGACCGTCCGCTCGATTGGGGACGATCGCAGGATGACATACTATGACCGCATGGGTGGGCACTTTCCGTTCTGATCTTCCGACTGGACTTCAGCTGCGAAGAGAGCGGTACTGACCTCAGCGGAACGGAACACGCCAGCCTCCGATAACCGCCGACCCGGCAAGGTGTAATGCTTGCCGGGTCGGGGTGGTGGAAGCGCCTACATCCCGCAGGCGTCCTCACAGGAGGCCAATATGACCGCCAAGACCAAGTCCAATACGTCCGCAACTGGGCCCGTGCAGACAAAGCTAAACATCATTCTCAAGCATCTCCGTCAAAAGAACGGGGCAACCCTCCCAGCCCAGGAGAAGGCCACCGGGTGGCAGCCGCACAGCGTTCGCGCCGCATTGACCGGGTTGCGCAAGAAAGGCCACGCCATCAAACGATCGAAAGGCGCCAAGGGCGTCACATTCTACCGGGTTGTCGAATGATACGCGCGGAAGATAGACAGACTGGGGGCGCCGAGAATTTCTTGATGACCCCGGCTCCATGTAACTTGAAGGTAGATGTAGAGCCAGAACCGAACGAAGTGATCGAACAAATTGCCGCGCTTGAAAACATAAACCTGGCCGAGCTCCGCAAAAGATGGACACGCATGTTCAACGCATCCGTGCCGAAAGGGTTGAGTCAGGACATGCTGATCAGGGGAATCGCATACAAGATACAGGAAAAAGCCTATGGCGGATTGAGCCAGTCGATGAAGAGGAAACTCAACACGATTGCGAAGCAAATCGATGGTGATGACCGGAGTGGATTCGATCCAGGGCCAGCGCTCAAACCCGGGGCCAAACTCATCCGGGAATGGCAGGCGCAGACCTACACGGTCACCGTTCTTGACGACGGGTTTGAATACGACGGCAAGCGATATGGCTCGCTCTCCATGATTGCGCGGGAAATCACAGGCGTCCGTTGGTCCGGCCCGCGGTTCTTCGGTCTCAAGAAGGAGAAGGTCGATGCCTAGAAAGAGTTCGGGCACCCCTGATCAGTTTCGATGCGCCATATATACACGTAAATCCCATGAGGAAGGGCTGGAGCAGGACTTCAATTCTCTGGATGCACAACGGGAAGCGTGTGAAGCGTACGTCCTGAGCCAGAAGCATGAGGGATGGCAGGCGCTGCCTGAGTATTATGACGATGGCGGGATCTCTGGGGCGACCATGGAGCGGCCAGCGCTTATGCGATTGCTGAAGGACATTACGGCAGGCCGTGTCGATGTGGTTGTCGTTTATAAAGTGGACAGGCTGACGCGTGCCCTTTCTGATTTTGCCAGAATTGTCGACACGTTTGATGAGAACGGTGTGTCTTTCGTCTCTGTGACACAGCAGTTCAATACGACGACGTCCATGGGGCGACTGACCCTGAACGTGCTGCTGTCATTCGCTCAATTCGAACGCGAAGTCACAGCGGAGCGGATACGCGACAAGATTGCGGCATCCAAGCAAAAGGGCATGTGGATGGGTGGAAACCTGCCCCTTGGATATGACAGCAAAGACAGGAAGCTAATCGTTAACGAGGATGAGGCAAAAACGGTTCGACACATCTTTCGGCGTTATCTCGAGCTTAAATCCGTATTCGGTCTGATGGAGGTTCTCAGATCAGAAGGGATCGTCAGCAAAGTACGGATCAGTGAAACAGGGCGACAATCGGGCGGGGTGCCGTTCAATCGGGGCGCGCTTTATCATCTCCTCAAGAACCGCGTTTATCTGGGTGAGATTACGCATAACGATGTGAGCTATCCCGGCCTGCACGATGCCATCGTGCCCACAGAGCTTTGGGATGGTGTACAAACGCTATTGTCGGAGAACCGGGTTGAACGCCAGTCGGGTCGCCGCACCAGGGAACCAAGTCTGTTGTCCGGGCTTATCTTTGACGACCATGGTGCGCGGATGACACCAAGCCATGCGGTAAAAAGTGGCAAAAGATACCGCTATTACGTCTCCCGGGGACTGACGGGGAAAGGCAAATCACAAAGCAAGCAGGGCCGCCGCACGCCGGCGGGCGAGGTTGAGCGGCTGGTTTCAAATCGCATCAGAGAATTCGTTGGCGATGAGCAGAACGTATGGCTGGCCGTCGAGACCGTGACGAAAGACCCCGAGCAGCAGGATCAATTCAGGACGCGTATCCGGAAGGTCGTGGCGGCGTGGGAAGAACTCGACCCTTCCGAATTACGGATGATTTTGCTGTCATTGATTGTCCGTATCGATGTGCACTCAGACAGAATCGATATACAGGTACGCTCAAATGCCATCGCCCACCTGACGCTTGATGATTATAGCCCCTCTACAGACATTAGCGGCCCCATCAAAACCCTTAGCGTATCGGCCCGGTTGAAAAGGGCAGGGATGGAAAAACGGATGATCGTCGACGGGCCACCTATGCCTGGAGCAAAGCGAAAGCCCGACCGGAGCCTGATCCGCCTTGTACTAACTGGCCAGCGGTATCAGGAAAAAATCCTCAAAGCCGAAGGGCGATCGATCCAGCAACTCTGTGATGACGAGGGTGTAACCCGGTCTTACTTCACGCGTGCCTTGCGGCTCGTATATCTCGATCCCGAAATCATCAAGCGTATTGTCAATGGCACTCAACCAGGCGACATGAAAGCCTCGACCCTTAAAGCCGCATCCCGGTTACCCCTCGACTGGGCAGATCAACGGGCACTCTTCGGTATCGAGTAATTCACGGCCTTTCCAACCCGGCGTCTTGCGCAAGCAAGGCGTTTTCTTGTGCCTGAATTCTCATCCTAACCACCGTCAGGTACCAAAAAACATGCGGAAAGAGATATCATGGGTGGTAGGTGCAAAACGCTGGGACCGGGTATGTCTCCCCGAACCTCAGCACATGGTGGGATCGACAGAAAATGGCATGAATCCGGGCCATTGCCGATCCATTCAAAATGCCATTATTTCCAATAATAACAATTAGTTAGGTGGTGGCGGAGAGACAGGGATTCGAACCCTGGGTACGCAAAGCGCACAACGGTTTTCGAGACCGCCCCGTTCGACCACTCCGGCATCTCTCCGCACGCGTGGGCATGGCCGATGGCCATGCCGGGGAGCGCGGAATGTAGCCAATCGGCCCCGGCTGGGCAAGGCAACAATCGGCGAAAATTCAGGTCTGGCCGCGGCGCGCGGCGGAAGCCGGAAAAAAGCGCGGAAAAGCCGAGTTTCCGCCATTGACAACGCGCCCGGGCCAAGTATATTGCCGCCCTTCCGAGCGAGGCCGTGGGCGAGGTGCCCTCTGGCCCCTTCGATATGTGGAATTTAGAGGCGATCATGTTCGCAGTAGTAAAAAGCGGTGGCAAACAATACCGGGTTGCCAAAGA